TTACAATGTTACCACTTGCAAAATAAGATTTACCTGCACCGGATTCACCAGCAAACACTGTAACCTTACCTAAGGGGATCCCTTTGTGGAAATCCCCAGAGATAAGATAGTTAAGTGCGTAATTGCCGGTCGAAACCCAGTCAGTTGGATCGTTAAAACCTACACCAAGACCTGTAATGCTCTTGGTAAGATTCTTACGAAATTTACTAACGTCGAATGGTTTCGCCATGATTACTCCTTATTAAGATTGACGTGAACGAATCATTGCTAAAATATCATTAGCACGTTCGCTACTTGGTTTGTCTTCTGTTGCACTTGCAGTAGTTGCCGCTGGAGCAGGTTCTGCTACAGTTTCTGCTACTGGTTCAGGTGCCGGAGTAGGAGCCGGAGTCGCCGCCGCTGGTGCCTTACTTGCGTTTGGATCACCAGTTGGAGCACTCATGCCAGGAGCACGAAAGTACTGCCCCCAACGCTCTGGATCATATGCTTCACCATCAACAGATGCTTCGAACATTTCTTGAATAACTTTAACTTCAACGTCAGTTGGCTTTTTAGGTAAAAAGTCATTAAGGTTATACAATCCATGTGTATCGATTGCCGCTTTTTCTTCTTCAGTTAAAGCACGTTCTCTACGTGACCACTGTGAAGTCGAATAATCAGCATATCCACCTTTAGATGTTTTCTTAACACGGAAGTCAACACCACGTACATAATCTGTAGGTAGTTCTTCCATCTCTGGATCCATCAAAGCACCTTTAATGATTTGGAAAATTTGTGGACCAATAATAAAACGTCTAATTGGATTTTCTGGAGTTGAATCTTCATTGATTGGATTCTCTGCCACAAAGCCTTGGAAAATGTAAGAACGTTTTTTCCAATACTTACGACCTTGATCTTCCAATGCAGGATCTTTAAACCAACCACGCACTTCTGAAAGTACTGGGCAAGTTTCTCCATACATTTCCATACATGGAACGTTAACTGTCACAGGACGTGAATCAGTTTGACCTTTAATTCCCGCAAAAGGAAGTTTGATCATTAAACGCTCTTTCCAAAAGAAAGTTGCATTTGGATCTGCATCAGGTAAGAAACGAAGTACTGCTTCGCTACCTTCTGCCATATTCCAATGTGGGTAAATTGCGTTGTCGCCGCCGCTTGATTGAGTGTTACCACCCGTTTTGTTTTCTTGTTCGCGTAATTTTGCACGAATTTCTGCTAATGTTGCCATAATTTAAGCCTCCTATATTTTGCCTTTATGTGCCTGTTGTAGATACGTTTTTCTAACAACATATCTACATTATATTTAGTTTTCCTTAAAAGGTCAACTAAAATTTGTGAAATTATTTAAGTAATTTTGCCAATTTGTCTGTAATGTATTCTAAATCTTCGTTTGCTCGTTTCAAAGCGTTTGCTACACTAGGATGTTTGGATAAACCTTTAGCAATCTTTTCGATTGTATCAACTGCACCACTGTAGTTACCCTGATGATATCTTTTGTCATTTAGAACACCAAAAGCCATTTTGATTTCTTTATCGGAAAATTTTTCATTGCCCATAGCATCACGGCCGTGCTTTTCGTTGTAATCACTTCCTGCTTTAGAATCAAAAGGGTTTTTCATAATTGCTTTGGCTAACCCTTTAGTATGTTTCCAATCGTCTTTCCAGCCTTCATCAGTTTTGCTCATAGCCTTTTTAACTTCGTCAGCGGACATGTTTAACTCTTTTGCTATTTCTTCATCGCTGTGACCTTTTGCTTTTAGGCTGTGCATGTATTTGATACTACCTTCTTCTACATCCTCTTCGTCTTCCACTTGTACCTTATTACCTGTCAGTTTAGATACAAACTTCTCAACTAGATCCCCTACGGAATCACCAAAACGTTTACGAGCGGAAATAACAACGCCAGTTTCACCTTTTGGAAACGCTCCAGTTTCTTTATCATAGAATGAGCGAACAAACTCAATGATGTCTTCAGTGCTTGCTTTTTCGTCTTTGGGCTCTTCATCTTGGCCTGCTAGTTTCATAGCACCGTCTTTATCAATAGTTACATCTGTAGTATCATCTTCCTGCATATCACCAAAGTCAACTTGATCTAATACTTCAGGTTGTGTGCTTTTTAGGTGTTTGTATATTACAGGTTTAGCAGATGCTGTTGGATCATTATCTGCTAGTTCTTTTAGTTCACTCATAAGTCCTTCGTCTTCGATAATGCCTTTAAGGCTTTCGAGTGCGTTAGTCGCATCAGGACCTACTGGAAAATCTTTGCTTACTAATTTGTTTAGTAAAGCAATACGTTGTTTGTCTAAGGCTTCGTCTACAACAGAGTCTGCCCATGATTCGAAATCATCTAAACCTTCTGTTTTACCATAGTCGGCTTCAATTTGATCCATCATACGATCATAGATATCTTCAAAGTCGTCGTCTGGATGTAATCCGTTGTCTACCGAAACATCGTTGTACATGTCTTGTGCTTCTTTTTCTACAGCACGGCCATATTTGCCCATCATGGCATCGTGAAGCATATCATATCCGTCACTTCCGGAGTTTGCTACCTTATCAAAGAAACTTTCCGGATCCATTTCTGCTACAGCATTACCTTCACTAACAACGTCATCTAAGTCAAGTGTTGTTTCAGCAACACGCTTTTGATGAATTCTATGTAGCAATGGGAACATGTCTTTTAATTCTTCATTAAACTGCGGAATAGTAAACGCATTGGTCAATTCGTTTATAACGTCTTCGCCCAATTCTGAGTCACCGCTCTCAGTAACACTAAAATTTTCTTTTGTATCTAAGTAGTACTGTTGGCCTTGTAACTTTTTAATATGATTTCTTAAGTTATCAAGTTCAATGTTAGATCCTTCAATAATATCATTTGAAGTTGTGTTCATAAAGTCTTTTTTACCTACGTAACGTTTGAACGCAGTAAGTTTTGCAATGTTACTAGAAGTTTCAATAATGTGTTTACCAAAGTCGTCATGAGGAAGACCACCGTTAGCAACGTGACGTGACATTGCTCTAGCACCTGCTAGATGAGCATATGGATATTTAAAACGTTCGCCTGCTTCGTTTTCAATAAACAGTGAACTAATATGTCTTGTTCTAGCACCAACTTGCTCTGGTGTAATTTCTTTTTTGTGTCTGATAATAAGTTTTGTTTTATCTAGTTCCTCATAACTAGATTTAGTTGTTCCATACATTGCTGACTCCTGAACTTGTTTGCTTGCTAAGTATTGATAATCTCTTTTATCTAAATTAGACTTTGCTATATCACGTGTATCAAATGACATCATATGTTTCTTAGCAAAAAAACGCATTTCCTTTAAAAATGCATACCATTCGTTTTCAACAGGCTCCGGAAGATTTTCAAGCATGTTTTGGCTGTAATAAACCTTAAGTGCATCGTTTTCGTTAATGCTTATGCTAACAGCACCTTGATTTTCACCGTTTACTACCCAGTCAAAATCAAAGAATCTTGCTTGACTTTCGTTTGATGTAGGAGCACCGTTTTCGTCCCCCATTACAATCTTAGGGAAACGCCCGCGTATTTTTTCAAATAATGACTTTGATATGTTGTCTAATCCATTCATATTGTTATTTATGCTTACATAAAGGAAACAAAGACCGGCATTGGAAGCACACCATCTTCAACATCAGCATCACGCATTTTCTCATATATTGCAGGATCCCAATCTGCAAGTATCTTTTGCATACGCACATTTAATAATGTACTCATTACTAGGTCATCATGCTCGCCTGTTTTAGCACCAAAAGTAGTGCCGTGTGCTACAAACGCTTTTAATTCACTTATAAGCGGTTTGCTTTTGATCTTTAATTGTCCTGTTTCTAGCAGTTGCTTGAATTTAGCACACGCTGAAATTTTGGTTTTATGTGTTGTGTTAAATCCTTTACGGAATTTACGAACGTGTCCCTTACGTGCAGGTTCACTTAAAAACATACCATATATGTTTTCTTCACCATACTCGTTAATACTTACAAGTGCGGCTTCTCCTATTGTGTTATTTTCAACACTGTAATAAACCTGTGGAAGTTTTGTGCTTTTTCCTTGACAATCTTCCATTATTGTTTTTGTAATATCTGCTAATATCCTAACCTGTCCTTGGATAGGAGTATTATTGTGTTGCCATTCAGCCACTTGTTCGAAACTAGGTAGTTCAAATACCTGTATGGCCGCATAGTCTCCGCCTGTACCTAAACTAGGATCTAGACTTACCACATATGTAAAGTTAGGATTGATGTCTTTATACCAACGTGTTTGGCCGAACTTTCTGAGAGGATCTACGCCCTCTAACTCAGCAAGTTTTACACTGTTGATCAGTGTCTCATCGAAGATTAAGAACTCACACTCGTGTTCACGTCTAAAACGTTCTTCGCCAATACGTGACTTTTCTTCTGCCGCCCATTGTTCATCTCTATCTGGGTGTTCACTCCAGTGTGCGGAAAAAGCATAAAAGCCATTGATACCCACTTCTGTATCATTCCCATGTTCGTCAAATCGTTTCATGGCTTCTGTCCAAATAAGTGCAAATTGATCTTCGTCACTATTTGGAGTAGAAGTAATAATTGCCTTACCGCCTGTTGCTAGTGTTGGAGAAATAGCAGTCCAGAACTCTTTGGCAATAGTAGGATTAACGAATGCAAACTCATCACAGTATAATAAGGAAATACTCATACCTCGTCCTGTGTTGTCTGTAGTGGTTTGTGAAACTATTCGAGAGCCGTTATCAAATTCCATTGACCCTTTATTATATGAGGTTACACCGCACCTTATATGGTCTGGACAGTCTTCGTAAGCATAACGAATACGATGCATAATTTCTTGAGCACCTGCATATTTGTGTGCCGCTATAAGAATTGTTACATCAGGATTGAACATAGCATACCACAATAGATATCCTGCCGCCGTGGTAGACTTACCTGTCTGCCTTGGTAGCATATTAATATTGAATCTATAACCGTGATATGAATCTACCAGCCTTTCTTGAAACTCAAAAGGCTCAAACAACAACTTACCTTTGGTAGGATGCTGAATATAAAAGAAGTTTCTCATAAAGAACATTGCACCTGTGTCAGGATCTGCACATGCCCTCAAATCTTCAATTTCTTTTTCTGTGTATCTGGTCCTTGTGTGTGCTTTTTTGACAAGTACACCGTCAAGGCTCTTTGCGTTTTGTGCCATACTATTACTTATCTTAAAAACGGATGGATATTTTGTTTATTGATGCTAATATCTATAAAATCACGTAATAAGTCAAAGTGTATGCTTAAATTTTCAAATAATCCTAAATTTAAATATTCACTAGCCATGCTATAACTGCTTTTGCCTATATTAGAATAATACTTAACATTTAGACCTTTATTACTACCATATGTAGGAAATACACCTGTAACAAACAAACAAGTGTCGCCAAGTTCCTTAGCAGTATAATCGGCAGGACGGTTCAGTTTTAAATATGCTTGTGCAAATGAATCTTCAGGTAAAAAGTCAGGACGGTCAATGTGATGTGCCAAAAGCATTACAACGTAAGCCTCTAAGTGTTCAGGTAAATTATAACCTGAAGTAGCTTGCGTTTCTTTTACTACATCATAAAATGC